GCACTTCCAGTCAGTATAGCGCCAAAGGCTAAATGAAAAATGCCACCGTTCATTAGAGTGAATGGGTTATGTTGGCCTGTCATTTTCTTCATCAGTTCGAGTTGAATCAGTGGGTCCCCAACCGTATTGAGTATCTCAATAAATGTTGCGAGGTCGGGCCTGTTAAGGCCGTACCATATGGGAACAACCATAAAATCGTACAAACAAATAACTAGATAGACACTGAGTGCGGTCCATCTCCAATACATCGCACTTCAGTTTAACCACCTTGTTAAAATACTTGCGCCACCTGCGGAAAGACCTACGGTAGCGAGTAAAATTCCTAGTCCCATTCCTCTGCCTCGTTCCATCTGCGCTTCTACCGCTCGTAAGCGCCTGTTTGACTCCTCAATCTGATGTGAGAGAGATTCTACCTGAGCAATCAGTTTTCCGATTTCTACAGGATCAATATCCAAGGGGCAACCCTCCGGTACGGCAATCATGTTTCTGTGCCATCTGGTTTTTTCTCAGGGAAAATCGGCTCAGGATTCACCACAAAACCGAAACCATCTGGAGATGTGCCTGACCACGCTAGGCAATGCTCTGTTTCATTTTTTTCTGTGCGGGAAACCACAACAGACGTTGAGGTGTGATCCTCGTTTGTAAAGATTGTGATGGTTGTCGTTGCTGACATCTCCATCATCACAACACCAGACTCGCCCCACGTGTCGCTGATTATCTCTGCCATTCGTGACATGGTAGGAACGCAATAGAGTTGGATTTGCACCGCCCGTGGTTGCACATCATCAGGTGGTTCAATAGCCATTACAGGCGCGGCGATCAGGACTAGTGCTAGAAGAAAGTTTTTCATGGCGCTGTAAATACCATTCTTATCTCAAGACCTAATGTATTAGTAGCCACGGCATCAACATCTATCCTGATAACGTCAGCAGTAGATACTCCATTATTAGAACCAATTACAGAAGGTGTTGCCGCAGTACTGGAGTCTTTTTCATTAAGATCAATAGTAATAGGTGTAGATAACATATCATTCCCATCTGTTAAGTTATGTAACTGAACATTTGTTATACTTCCGCCTGTCCCCACTGTGTATACATGGGCTTGTGCGCTATATAAATTTTTACCATTAAAAGTAGATGGTATAACAAAATGTGTTATTCCATTCCCAGTAGACGGCCCAATAGTATCAGCAACACATTTTATCAATACACTTCTTTGTGCAAAAGACTGTACATTTTTAGGTAGAATTGATCTTGTAGTTCCTGTTGAATCATCGTAGAAAGAAAACTTATCGGTTGCTTCATCTATTGTAGAATTAGTAGTAAGATTTTGTATAACTTCTTGTTTATTATTTTTAATACTAGTAAGATTTGAATCCATCTCACCAAATGTGAGCGGAGAACCTTTTACTTCTCTAAGAGTTAAAGTCGTAGCCATATTTAATCATCCGCTGTGTAACCGGCAGTCCAGTAATAGTTTTGTACGTAAGGGAGAACACCATATGGAAAAGCGCGAGGCTGTGGTTCATAAAACTTTCGACCATCAATCATTCTATAGGCAACTCTCCTAGCAGGATAATCTCTTCTTCCTATTCTGCGTATTCGTCTAGCCATTAATAGACTGCCTCTCGATCAGGTTCTAATGATCTACTTCTTCTTGATCGCGGCGGTACAGGGTCCATATCGTATATTCTCGATAGCGCATCTAGAAAGTCAGGATGTATTGTCGGGAATAAACTATATTCATTATCCTTTACCCACTTTGAAAGATCATATGTTTTTCTATTTTCATCTATACATATTATTTTTTTAGAAATAAGGAACGCTTGATTCCTATCTTTAAAATCTAACTGATTAGAAGTTAAATATTTCTCGTCAGTAGGGTATGGGAAGAAAAATGAACCATCCTTAAAGTCAGGCTCTAATCTTTGTATCCTATCTTTTTTAGATTGCGCCCCACCACCACCAACCCAATTTAATTCATAAATAGGAAAGCTACTTCCATCCATAGACATCATGGCTTTGAAATGTTCTATATCTGACTGAGCGCCATATCTTTCATATCCAACTTTCACTTCCCTCACACCGGCTGCTCTCTTCCACTTTGTCCTTAACCTTTTAAGGTAAATCCATTTCTCAGAAAGAGACATCCTATGACAGCAACCATCTAACAAATACTTGTTATAGTTTGCATCAACGCCAACAACAGCCATTGCTGTTCTATTGGATTCTTTTTTCTTAGAATGTGCCGGATCAACCATGATATAAACATTCAAGGTATATGGTCTTACTTCCCACTCAGTCCACCATTCATCCTTAAATGAAACATCGCTGCCAGCTATTGGATTTAATAGCTGTTGACAAGCTACCGTAAAAGTAGAGGTAGTCTTTTTTATTTCTTCCCATCGTTGTGGTTGAAGAAATACTGGCTCACCATCCATTTGACCGTTATAGGTTGCAGGATGTACTCTAGGCTTTACCGCTGCCCTTTGAAGTATTGTACCATACGTATCACCATAAGAGTAACGAGTACCCGCATACTGATAACGAGGATCATGCGTTGAGCCTAAGTTAAGGGACAACTCCCACTGGGTTGTAGTCTTCTTAATTTGTTCTGGGGTTGAAACAGATTCCTGAACTACAACATCATCATAAACTATAAGAGAAAAATGCCGTCCGGTAGGTTGTCCGTCTACAAGTCCATGAGCCTCAATTGTTTGTTCTTTAGGATTAGATTGTCGCTTGACACATATGCCTTCATTCTCAGCCCACTTAGGAGCTTGCTGTTTAGGCTTCTCGTAAAGTATATCTGGAAATAATTTCTGTAGCTTCTCATTGCCTTCAAACTCCTGCATAATCTGCCGCAGGAACGGTTTAGCTTGACGGGCTGAGTAAGAAAGAATTCCTATCGTTATATCAGGATTACACAGAACTTCCTGTACACATCCTAAAAATGTAATTATTGATGACTTGTAATGGAACCTAGCCCAAAGGTCTAAGTGATTGTCTTTGCCTCCTTCAACCTCTCTGCATCTTTCATATATCCACGGATGTAACATATCGTGACGATTGCAGATAAACACACCAAGGTAGTAACGATCAGACTGAGCGAGAGTCCTAATAAAAGAATCATCAATATTAGGATCACGGTGGCACTGAGCATAAGCTTCAATCGCTTCTTCATAAGTAACTGTCTGAAGGTGTTCTGCAAGTTTAATTGCGGCTTTAGCGCTGGCATTATCTACTAGGACGCTTTCCGCGATCATGCTTTGCATATTCTTTTGCTACCTTTTTTGGTGGACATTTCCCCTTTGCCTTTGCTCTCCCTTTAGGAGTGGCGCACATCCCCATAAATCTAGCCTGTTTCTTTGTTTTGCTAGGCATAAGGGGTAAACTTACGCTTTTCCTTGCTTCCGAATTGCGCCCAATGCTGTTTAGCCTTTGCTGTATCAGTACCAAAAGCCTTCATAAGATCAGGATTGCTACTTAAATATTTACCCCAATCAGGTTTTTTAGGTACTGTTTTGGGTGCTGTCTTCGGAACATCCGGTCTAGGCGTAAAACCCGGTCCGACAACATGCTTCAACCCCGGAACTACTCTCTTCTCGTTTTTCCCATGCCTATCAAAATGAAGTTTTCCCCAAGACGAGGCATCTCCTTTACCACCTTTACTTTTATGTTTCTTATAAGCCGCCATTAAATCTGGATACTTCCGCACGTAATCTTCAAACGGATTCTTAGAACTCCATTCAGGACCAATGTTGGGTTTAGTCGGAGGCGTAGGTGGCGCCCAAGACGGAGGCGATGGTATAGCTGTAATAGCTACATCATTTGCAAAAGGTCCGGGTGGGTCATCCCAATTAGGATATGTTGCATCAGGTCCAGCCCATTCGGTTGGTCTGGGAAACTTAGGCTGTGCCACTCCCGGTGGAAATGGAGCCATCGGCTGTGGGAATCTCCATTGACCAGTCATTTCGCCCCAATACATTCTTGGATCACGAGGCGGACCCCCCGGTTTATTCCGCAACTCTGGATTCTTTGAAATATTGACAGCACCTGCTGCTTGAGCAGCGGCTACATTAGGAAAAAACTTCCATTCCCCATTAACTAATCCAAATACTCCCATACTATCCTCCGATTAATCCTTGTTCGTAGTAAGCCCAAAAAGCATCTTCATCCATGACTAGCCTCCATAATTCTTCACCGCTTAAGGGGCCAAATATTTTTGGATTTTTCTTTGCGAATCCTAAAAGCCCCCAGAACCCTCCTTCAACAGAATCTTTTAAATCGGTAATCTGTTCTTCAGTAGTCTGTCCTTCAGGAGCATTATCTGTGGGGTCTGCATCTATTACATCTTGCGGGGTTGTATCATCAACAAAGCCAGCATCTACAGCATACCCCTCTAGGGTAGGGCCTAATGATAATCCCGGAAGTACGCCACCAAGAATTTTTGCACCCCAATTCAACGCAGGATTATCCAGCGCCATTGCTTTAGAATACTGGTCTGATCCTTCTATAGCCTTTAATGCTTTATTTAACTCCCTTATTTTACCCCAATCTTTTATTTCTTTTTCATGCTCTTTCGCTAGTTTTGATCTTAGTTCTTTATGCTTATCAATAAATGATTGAAGCATATTTTTATATTGTTGTTGATACGTTTGTTTTTCTGCTTCTTTCTGTTCTTTCTTTGTTCGTTCTTCTACAGTTCTTGCCTTAATATCTGTACCAAGAAAGTCCTTATCTTTTTGGGCTTCAATTTCCCTATTCCTTTCCATCATAGCATCAAACTCAGTACGATCCTCAATGACAGTACCAAAATCCACTACAGGACTCTTAGCTTTAAGTTCTACGTCTTTATATTCAACTTGAGGCAAACCAAATTCTTCTTCTATAAACGCAGGGTCTAGATCATCAAGAACTGGCAAACCAAATTCTTCTTCATTAAACTTCTTAGCAATATTTTCCTGTTCTATGACATCTAAGGCATGAGGAGATTGGTCATAATTTATATTATAGCCCAATCCAACACCAAGAGCGTTCTTTAAACCTTCTTCTGCTTCATTCTCTTGCTGGCCTATAAGACCTTCAAAGTCATGGCTTACTGATGGTGGACTAACGCCGGGAGTAACAGCGCCTTGATACCCCGGAGATAAACCTACTGGAGCTTCAATATTTAAATTAAAATTAGTATCAAACAATCCGTCAAGAGGGTCGTCCTGATATGCTCCTATTACTGCGGAAGGACTAACATCATATGAAGAAGAATAGAATCCCCCTTCTATTGCTTGTTTAGTTGCCTCTTCCTGCGCCTTCTTGTTCTTATCAAGAATAGATTTAATCTCTTTATCTAATACATTTTTATTTTTCTTTAGTTCCTTTTCTATTAGTTCACGATATTCTTTTGAACTTAGAATGCTCTTTACTGCTTCTTTTAATGCGTTGGCATTTTTTGCAGCCTTAGCCGCCGCTGCCTCTGCCTGATTAGCATCACTAACTTCACCGGGAGAGGACGCTCCTCCTGCCATACCACCCATTACACCACCATGTGGGCCTTGAGCAAAACCTCCTTCAGTATCTCCCCATGCCATTTTAGTAAGCCTTCTTCATTTTCTTGCCAGATTTCTTAGCGTAAGACTTAGCATCTTTCTTTCCTTTAGCAGTATATGGAAACTTTTTCTTTCCTACTTTCGGCATATCAATGTACCTGTTTATTGGAGTTGTCTAACTGAGTAATTCCTTTACTGATAGCTTTCTTGAGAATACTATCTACATCCACA